GCGAAGACAAGGCCATGGGGCTCGGCCGCAAACTCCAACTGCAGGAAGCGCGGTGTACCGAGATGCGATGAAAACAGCGACATGGACGGCGATCGGTAGCCGTCGACATCGAACACGTAGGACATCTCGCGCATGGTGCGATTGGCGCGCTGCACGAACAGCGTCTGGTTGTCGATCTGCAGCGGCTCGACGTTGGCCGACCCACGACGCGAACCCTGGCGAGCCTTGGCCGTGCGGGCCGACAGCGCCGCGTTGGGGTCGGCCGACGTGATCGACCATTCGCTAGAACCCGTGCCAACGAGAAGCGACCGGATGTCCGAACTGATCCACATGACGCGGCCCTGCTTGCGGGCATTGAGCTTCAGCACGAGCGCGTTGTCGTCCGACACGCTGCCGTCCGTCTCCGTCTGCGAGAAGGCTTCGTACTTGCCGGTGATCGAGGCCACGATGTAGTCGGGATAGCCGAACATCCCGCCCATGCACAGGCGGTCTTCGTGGAACACGCCGCAAGTCGGGTAGCCGGTCGTCGCGCTGATCAAGCCCAGCCGCCATTCGGTGCTGCGGTCGAAATTCGTCAACGGATCGGCCTTGCACTGCGCCTTCACGACAGTCGTGCTGACCCATTCGGTGATCTTGAACCACCGCCAGAAGCCATCACCGCCCTCGAAGCGAAGAAGCCGTCCGACGTCGGTGGTCGCAAAGCCGGCATCGCGGTTGATGCCTGTCACGGCGTTGGCCGTGAAGGTCACAGGCGTCGAGTTGGGGCCGGTCATCAGCCACCGCGCAAGGCGGGGCCGCAACGCGCCGTTACGAACGTTCTTGGTGATGGACAGCTTGTAGTAGCTGTAGGCAACGGTGTTCTTGAGCCTGAAGTACGCCGAGCGCCCGCCGTCATAGAGCACGTAACCGACTTGCCGATCGAGCGCGACGTAGGTGACGCCATCCAACGAGCCTTCGAGCACGAAATCGGCCGGCGCGTAATCGGTGGCGTTGTAGTTGATGTCGGTGTTGTCCGGCGAAACTTCGAGGACGTAGCCGTCGACGATCGTAGGGGCCGTGAACTCGAATTGCGCCCAACCCGTCTGATCGGTCGTCGGCGCCCAATACGTTTCAGGGTCGCCGTCGAACAGATGCCACGCGTCGTAGCCCACAGCCGACGAACTCGCCGTCACCGTGCCGCCCGTCACTGCGTCGGCCATGATCGGCACGACGTTACCTGTGGCGACCGAAGGGGTCAGCGTCGTCGACGTGTCGTTGATCGGCGCAAACGGGCCGTCTCGCTGTTCGTGCAACGACAGCCGCCAGTCGTAGGCTCCATAACGCTGCAGCTTGCGCGTCTCGTAGCCGTCACAGAACAGGAACAGTGTGTCCTGATCGGCCACGTAGCGGATTTCTTCGACATCGGCCGCAAGGTACGGCGACACGATGTGATAAACGCGCGCCAGCGTGGCCGTGGCCAAGCTTCCGTAGGCGACGGGCGCCGGGATGTCGGTCGTCACGTCGTCCCCGAGAACAGCCGTGACGTTGCCGATACGACCGTTCAGGTTACGCACGTACTCGAAGCCCGCGAGCGCCACCTGATCGCCGACGACGGCCGCGTGGCCGGGCGCCGTCAGCTTGACGAATGTGTCGGCCACGGTGGCGGTGATGGCGATCGGCGCGCGAGCGAGGATGCCCGTCTCGAAGTGGAAGCGCATACGCAGGTTGGCCGCCTCGATCTGCAGCGCCTGGTCGTTGTCGAAGATGAACGGGATCAGGTACGACTTTAGCGTCTCGTCGTAGACCGGCGCGCACTTCGCCGTGCCGGAACGACGGATCGTCGGACCTTGTGGCGTGATGACGGCGTTTAGCGCGCTGCGGACAGAGGCCGGGTACTTCGCAAGGTCGATACGACCTTCCAGAAGCGGCGACCACTCGCCTGCGTTCGCCGACTTGATCAGGGTGGCAACGCGCGCCATCAGATATTGCGCGCCGTGAGGAAGCTGTAGCTGTCGTCGCCGCCGGTGATCAGTTCAGGCCCAAGCTCGAAGGCGTTGATGCGCCGTGCCTCGTCGATCGCGCGCTTGTAGTCGTCCTTCAAGTCCTGCTTCTTGTCGGTGCTCTGCAGGATCTTCTCGCAGCACACTTCGGCGAGCTTGCAGACAAGGGCCTCGGTGAACAGCGTGTCGAAGCGCACCGTCTCGACCTGCATGACGAACTTGGCGTCGAGATAGGTTCCGCTGGGGTCCAGAAGTTCACGGCCGCGCACCAACCACGTCGAGCCCGGCGTCTTCACCGCGCGCACCGCCGCGTTCGGCATGGTGTAGCGGTACAGCAGATCGTCGATGTCGTTGTTGACGGGGTCGCCGGTCGGCGTCAAGCGCCGGACTTCGAGCGAGAACAGCCAGCGGTGCTTCCGTAGCTCGCTGTCGCGAACATGCGGATACTGCAAGGCCATCAACTTCTCGTTGGCCTTGACGGGTGCGCTGATGCTGGCGATAGGGTCCGCCCCCAGCTTTGCCAAGGCCAGGTTGCAAATCACTTCCGGGCTGGCAGCAGACATGGGGGCGGAACTCTCTTAGTGGTCGCTTTCGCGACCGTTACTGCACGATCTCGTAGGCGATGTAGCCTTCCATCGTGGCGCCGATCGGGATGGTGCCGCCGGTGACGAGTGCCGAGATGGTGAGGCCCGTGGCCGAGAAGTAGTCCTTCTTCACATCGGTCAGACCGAAGTGCGTGTCGGTGGCGGCCGAGACGTCGCGATCGTTCACGAAGTCGTTGAGGATCGCGGCCACGGCAGTCTTGCCATCGGACGCGACGTAGGCGCGAACGCCAAGGTCCATGACGCGCGAGGCGCCGAGAGCCGAGCACTTCATGCGGCACTCGGCCGGCAGGACGCGGACTTGGCCGTGCGGCAGGTTCACCAGATCGACGGACGAGCCGTCGTCGCCGGTGACGGTGGTGGCCGGCAGCGTGAAGTGGGCGTAGCGCACCTTGCCGCCTTCGGCGGGCCAATAGCGGTACTTGGCGGTGGTGTTGTCGGACAGCTTGCCGGCGGCAAGCGTGACTTCCTGGGACTTCTGGATCGTGACGGCCATGTTGGCTCTCCTGAAAACTGTTGCGGGACGCTGCCGGGGTTACGTCACCCCGGCGCACCTTGGTCGGGTTAGGTGGCGTTCGCGTCGGCGCACAGCACCTGGAACACACGGCCTTCTTCGACGCGCGTGGCGCCGGCGGTGAAGCAGCCGTGGATCTGCGGGATGTTGTTCTTGTCGGGGCGCGGGCCGATCGTGAGCATGAAGCCCTGCCAGGATCCGAAGTGCATGCCGTTGGGCACCCACGCCGGGCACAGTCGGTTGCCGCCGGTCAGCAGGCCGTTCTCGACCGACAGCGCGCCTTCCGCGTTGATGAAGGTGAAGCCCATGAAGGTGGAGACTTCGCCGTCGACGAGCGGCTTGACCGAGTTGTAGTCGTGCGAGCCGATGACAGTCTCGCCGAGGAGATTGTCCGTCTGTTCCGCAGTGACGGCGATGACCGGCTTGACGTTCGACAGGTTGTTGTAGCGACGCTTCATCGCCTTGCGCAGCGCGCGCAGCTTGGCGAAGGTCAGGCCGACACCGCCAGCGGCGATGATGTCGCCGGCCGGGAAGGCCACCGCGGTCGCGCCGTTGCGACCACCGCGAGCGTCGGCGAAGAACGACTGCGCGATGATGTCATCCTGCTTGCGGGCCAGGGCCTCGCGGATGCGCTCGACGTACGGGTTGGTCGGGTCGTAGATCGTGCGCAGCGTGTCGACGCGGTCGACGAGGATCGCGATGTCGAAGTCGTCGGCCGAGATCCAACGCTGGGTGTGCTCGGGCTCGGTCGCCTTGGTGTCGGCGTAGACCGACGTGCGCTTCACGAAGAAGACGGGACCGATGAAGTTGATGACCTGGGCCTTCTCGCCCGAGTAGCTGGACGAAGACACATACGGCATCAGCAGGCCGCCCTGTCGTGCAAGGGCGCCGGTGACGTTGCTCGTGAACTGAAGCAGATACGCTTCGGTAATCGGGTAGTTGTTGACCGTGTCGGCCATGGTGGGAACCCCTTGTTAAACTCTGACGCCGCCGTGTCGGTCGACGCACAAGAGGGGTTCCCAAATCGCTTTGGCCCTAGCGCGAGGATGGAGCCGATGTAGCGGCTCCATCCATATTGCTACGCTATTAGTTGAAACGTCAAGCGGCTTTGCGGGCCGCCGCTGCGAACAAGTTCTTCATGCGCTCGACGGCGACCGCATGTTCAGGGTGTTTGTCGCTAAGGTAGCGATCCTGAAACTCCTTGTCGCCATTGAGCCGATTGATCTCGGCGTTGGCCTGTTCTGCGGTCATCTGCGACGGATCGGTGGGGGCGGGATGACCGCCGTTGCCGATCGTTCCGCTCTCCTTCATGCCGGCGCCAACGCCGGTGATCAGTTCGATCAGCGCCGCGGAACCGATGTGCTTCTCGACGGCCTCCAACGTGGCCTGCGAGATACGGCCACTCGCCTTCAGCGACTTCACGACGTTCTGACCGGCCGCCATGTTGGCGCTATAGACTTCCGGTCCTTGCTTAGTCTTCAGCGCCTCGATCGCGGCGTTGTTCTCGGTCTGCATGCGCGCAGCTTCGTTGGCGATCTGCCCCCTGGCGAAGTCCTGCCACAGGGTGATGCCCTTCTGAAACAGCGCCTTCGGAACGCCCCACTCCCACGCGAGCTTCTTGCTGAACTCGACGAAGTTGGGGTTCGTCTCGAACCCATCGGCGAACTTCGGATCGTACTCCTCGAACTTGGCCACGCCGCGCGTCTTGGTGCGAAACTTCTCCACACCTTCTTCGTTGGCCCAATCGCCAGGCGCGATGATGACGTCGCCGCCGGACAGCGCCTTGTTGGCCTCGAAGTATGAGTTGGCCAGTTTGGGGATGCCGATCTTGGGGTCGTCGTAGACGCCCTTCGACTTCAAGAGATCGACTACGGGCGCCGCCAGGTCTTGGGGCCACGCGTAGTTGTTGACGGTATCGCCACCCGGTGCAGGCGTTGCGCCGGGTGTCCCGCCCGGAGCGGGCTGGCCGGATAGCTGGGTGGCTGCGTCGGACAATGTGATCTCCTCTAGGCTCTACGTTGAACAAGCTCGTCGACGGTAAGCTCTAGGTACTCGTCGATCCGCAGGGAGACTTCGCGCCTCCCATCCAGTCGTGCAGCAACCTGCACATTAGGGTGGAACGTCGACCGCTTCTTGCGGCAGAAGTTCTGAATGTCTTCGAGCACCGTCTTGCGATCGGCCTCGGTGGAGTTGCCGTCGACGAACACGCGGCCGTAGGCGACCTTGCGTGTGCGCAGCACTTCTTTGATCGCCTCGCTGCGCAGCTTCTCGTCCTGAAGAAGGTCCAGATCGACTTGCTCGACAAGCGTTAGCTCGTCGGGGTCGAGCCCTAGTTCCTCGCTCATTGCATCCCCGCGTTCTTATCCATGCCGGCCTTCAGGATCGAAGCCGCCGGCGCGGCAATCGCCACCGCGGTATCGGTCTTCCGCTGATCTGCCGCCTCGGCGTCGCTGGCCGCCATCTCGTCGTCACTCTTGATCCAACGCGCCGGCACGCTCTGCTGCGCGGCAATCTCGGGCAGCGCGACGTCAAGATTGAGACGGCGCACAGCCCGGTTGTCGCCGGTGTTCTTGGCGAAGTTCATCGTCATCTCGGCAAGACGCATGAAGCCGCTGACGCTCTCGCTGTGCTGGCTCTTGGCCAACGGCGACGTGTAGATCGGCGTGTAGTCGAGATCGGAAAGCTCGATAGGCAGATCGGGCGGCAGTGCGTTGTGCTCGGCCAGGAGTACGATTTCGCGCTCGATCTGCGGCCCGAGATCTTCCGCCTGATAGCGGCCCATCGTCGGCGCCAACTGCGCGGCCTCGCGCGCCGCGATGTCGAGCACTTCCGTCGCCGTCTTCTGCGGCTGATCGCGGATGATCTCGAACACGCGACCGAACAGGGCCTCTTTGATGTCGTCCTGTTCGGCGGCGATCATCTTTTCCATAAGCTGGAAGTTGCCCTGCTCGATCATCTGCACGAGCCGGCGGCCCTGGCTGTCGACGCCGCCGGGGTTCTGTGCGCCGGGCGTCATGTCGACCTGACCGTTCATCACGCCATCGTCGCGCGTCAGCAACGCCGGCTGCACGGCTAGTTGGCCCTGCTTCAACCACGTCTTCTTCTGCGCGTTCACAAGGCCGACCGTCGACAGGACGACCTGCGACGGACCGTAGCCGTACGGGTTGCCGCCCTCGGTGGCCGCACGAGAGATCAGCAGCGGGTCGGACGTGTAGCCCGACGCCTCCTTCACCAACGTCGGTTCGTCGACGAAGATGTAGTACGAGCCGATGGGGTGCTTGCGATAGTCCAACGCGTGCTCGTCGTAGTCGGCGGCGCGCGTGATGACCTGAAAGAACTCCCACGTCCGGTTCGGATCCGATGAATTTCCGGCGTTCTCTTTGACGCGCTTCG